GTACCGGCGCAACCCGGTCGGCCAGCGCGCCGTGCGGCTGGTCGCCGGGATGCTCGGCGGCCTGACGATCGACGGCGACGAGCGCGCGGTCGGACTGGTCAAGCGCGACGGCCTGCTCGAGGCGGTTGCGGCCAACCTGCTGCTGCACGGCAACGCCTATGTCCAGCTGATCGCCGACAGCCGCGACGCGCCGGCCGAGCTGGTGCAGCTCCGCCCCGAGCGGGTGAGCGTGGTCGCGGACGACCGCGGCTGGCCGACCGGCTATGTGTATAGCGCGGGCGGGCAGATGACCCGCTACGCCCGCGAGGACTCGCTCGGCCGGCAGCAGCTTGCGCACATCAAGGCGCTGCATCCGCGCGACGACCATTATGGGATGGGCTGCCTGGAGGCTGCGATCGCCGCGGCGACGGTGCACAACCGCGCGGCAAAGTGGAACAAGTCGCTGCTCGACAATGCGGCGCGGCCGAGCGGCGCGCTGAGCTACGAGCCGGCGGACGGAAGCGTGCTTTCGGCCGAGCAGTTCAAGCGGTTGAAGGAGGAGCTTGCGTCGGAATTTTCGGGGGAAGCGAACGTGGGGCGACCGATGCTGCTCGAAGGCGGACTGAAGTGGCAGGCGCTGAGCCTGACGCCCGCCGACATGGACTTCATCGCGCTCAAGGAAAGTGCAGCTCGGGATATCGCGCTTGCCTTCGGGGTGCCGCCGGTGCTGGTCGGACTTCCGGGCGATGCGACCTACGCCAATGCGCGGGAGGCGGGGCGGGCGCTGTACCGGCAGACGATCCTGCCGATGGCGGGGCGGATCCTCGATGCGCTTGCGGCGATGCTCAGCGACTGGCTCGGCGAGATCAGGCTGGCGGTCGATGCCGACCAGATCAGCGAGCTTGCCGAGGACCGCGCGCAGCTGTGGCAGCAGGTCGGCGCGGCGAGCTTCCTGAGCGACGCCGAGAAGCGCGACATGCTCGGTTTCGATGCAGCAAAGGTAGCGTGATGGCAAATGTTGTTGTGAGCACGGACGCGCTCCTCGCGAGCCTGATGGCTCAGGCGGAGGGGAGGGGAGTCGACCTCGTGACCCTGCGCGCGCTGGTCGAGGAGTCGAGCCAGGCCGGTGCGCGGCGTGCGCTGGCGTCGCTCGGGCTCGACGACGAGCGGGCGCGGCGCGACATGGACGAATTGCGCGAGCTGTTGAGCGCGTGGCGCGACGCCAAGCGGACGGCGTGGCGAGCGGTGGTGACGTGGGTGGTGCGGATCGGGCTCGCGGTGCTGCTGATCGGGATCGCGGTGCGGCTGCGGCTTACGGACCTGGTGGTTCGATGAGGTTTGCCGGTTACGCGGCTCTCTTCGACCGACCCGACAAGGGCGGCGACATCATCCGCAAGGGCGCCTTCGCCAAGGCGCTAAGCCAGGCGGGCGAGGTGCCGCTGCTTTGGCAGCACAAGGCCGGCGCGGTGATCGGCAAGGTCGAACAGCTGCGCGAGGACGAGCGAGGCCTGCGAGTGATCGGACAAGTCGGCGACGCGCGCGCTTCGCGGTTGCTCGGCAGCGGAAAGGTCGACGGGCTGAGCTTCGGTTATCGGGTGCGCGAGGCGAAGAGCGAGGGCGGTTTGCGGGAGCTGATTGAGCTGGAGCTGGTGGAAGTCAGCCTGGTCGCGAACCCGATGCAGCCGAAGGCACGGGTGTATGCGGTTGAATGAAATCATTTTGTGAGCGACGATCAGCTAATGAGATCACTGGTTCTGTTCGCCGCTGCCTTGGTGTCGGGCTGCAATTACGAACCGGTCAGTGCCTACCGTGATTACCGTGATCGGGTTGAAGCTCTCACTGGATTGCCGCTCTTTGGCTCGGGCCCGTGCTTCCGCGCGATGCACGATCCCAGAATCGAGGCCAAAAAGAGCATGACCGAGATTTGCTACAGGCTGACTGCGCCGCAACGATGGCGCGGACTGTGGCGCGACGAGTTCGAGGGCTCGCGATTTTGTCCGGCACCAGCGAAGCAATGTTCATTTGCAACGGGCGGCGAGAAGATCTGGCTCGGCTATTCGTTCGGCTTGACCGACACGAGGCCGAGGACATGGAAGGTGCCGCCTGGTGGACTCTACGATGTGGATTTCATCGGTCGGCGGACGGCGGTGAAAGGCCATTATGGGACGGGCGTATTTAATTATGAAATTGTCGTCGATCGCATGATTTCAGCGCGGGAGCTGGAGCCTCCGCCAAAGCAAGAAAAATAAGGCGGATCCCCGCTCAGGGGCGGGATGACGAAGGTGAGGTGACGAGGGTCGCGGGTTTCCGCGGCCCTTTTTGTTTGGGTTTTGCACGGGAGAAGAGTGAATGGTGGAAGTGAAGGCGGATGCGCTCGAGCAGTCGTTCGAGCAGTTTGAGCGCGAGGACGACGGCGTCGCCGCGCTCAAGGTCGAGCTCGACACGCTGAAGGCGAAGATCGCGGCGGGCGAGATTGCGGCGCAGCGGCCGGCGCTCGACGGCGTCAAGTCGGCGGAAGCGAGCGCGTTCGTCGACCAGTACCTGCGGCGCGGGATCGAGGCGGGACTCGAGACCAAGGCGCTCGGCTCTTCGTCGGGCACGATCGGCGGCTATGCGGTGCCGCAGGAAATCGACGCGCAGATCGACAACACGTTGATGGCGATCTCGCCGATCCGGGGAATCGCGAACGTCGTGAAGGTCGGCAGCGCGGGCTATCGCAAGCTGATTGCGAGCGGCGGCACTCCGTCCGGCTGGGTTGCTTACGAAGCGGACCGGCCGGAGACGAACACGCCGACGTTCAGCGAGATCGTGCCGGCGTCGGGCGAGCTTTATGCGAACCCCGCAGCGTCGCAGCAGATGCTCGACGACGCGATGTTCGATGTCGAGAAGTGGCTCGCCGAGGAAATCGCGACCGAGTTCGCGCGCGCCGAGGGCGCGGCGTTCGTCGGCGGAGGCGGCGTCAACCAGCCGCTCGGCTTCCTCAGCTCGCCGACTTCGGCGGCGGTCGACAGCGTTCGACCGATGGGGACGCTGCAGACGATCGGAACCGGCGTGTCGGGCGGCTTTGCCGGCACCGATCCTGAGGATGCGCTGATCGACCTCGTCCAGGCGCTTCGCTCGCCCTACCGCCAGGGCGCGGTGTTCGTGATGAACTCGACGACGGCAGCCGAAATCCGCAAGTTCCGGACGAGCACGGGCGCCTTCATCTTCCAGCCGAGCCTGGCGGCGGGGCAGCCGGCGACTTTGCTCGGCTATCCGCTGATCGAGGCCGAGGACATGCCCGACATCGCCGCGGGATCGCTGTCGATCGCGTTCGGCAATTTCAAGGCGGGCTATGTGATCGCCGAGCGCAATGCGACCCAGATCCTGCGCGATCCCTATTCGCACAAGCCCTACGTCCACTTCTACGCGACCAAGCGCGTCGGCGGACAGGTGGTGAACTCCGAAGCGATCAAGCTGCTGCAGTTCGCCTGATCGGCGAAGGGCCGGCTGTCTGCGTGGCGGTCGGCCCACTTTGTTCAAACCCCTCTTCCGCGAGCCGGAGAGGGGCTTTTCATTTCAGTGAGGAGCGCGAATGGCAGACGCCTTTCAGCCCAAGTTCGTCGATCTCGTGCGCAATTATTCCGAGACCGTCGGCACGGACGATTTCGTTCTCGGCCCCGCGGTCAACGGCTTCGCGAGCTTCGCCGACGCCTGCCAGGCCGGCGACGCTTTCTATTATTCGGCTTCGAACATCGAATTCCCGGCCGAAACCGAGGTCGGCCGCGGCACGCTTCAGGCGGACGGGACGGTCAGCCGCGATCCGCTCGGCGGGACGCGGACGAACTTTTCCTCCGGGACCAAATCGATCGCGCTGGTCGCCGCGTCGGAATGGTTTGCCCAGGCCCAGGCGCTGATCGGCAGCGCAACCGCGGTCGGCCAGTCGCTGCTCGCCGCAGCGACGCCGGACGACGCGCGAGCGGCGCTCGAGCTGAGCGGCGGCTTCAACGTCAAATGGTTCGGGGCGAAAGGCGACGCCAACAGCGACCTCAGCGAAGGCAGTGACGACACCGCCGCGATCCAGGCGGCGCTTGACCATGTGAACAGCATCGGCGGCGGAAAAATCTTCTTCCCCGAAGGCTCGTACAAGGTGAGCTCGTACCTGACTGTGTACCCGTTCACGACCCTGGTCGGCACCGGCCGGCGGACGTCGAGGATCGTCGGCACCCACGCGGGCGGCGGCGGCAGCACACCGGCGGAGAGCGTGAGGAACGGCTCGATCCTCTACAGCGAGTGCCCGATCAACACGACCACGGCTGCGCATATCGCGATCGAGCGGCTGTGGATCGACAATGTCAGCGGAGCGAACGAGGGCGCCGGCTTCTATCAGCAATCGGGCGATACGATCCTCGTGCGCGAATGCGAACTGACCGGGTGCAAGTGGGGGATCATCCTCGACCAGTCGGAAGACGTGGTCATCGACTGCTGCGAGCCAAGCTCATTCTATGACGGCGGCGCGGGGATCTGGATCGTCAACGGGCCGGACCTCAACCCCGACGCGCTGGGCACCTTCACGAATGTCGTGACGATCCGTGACTGCCATCTCAACGTGATGTCCGGATCGTACGGGATCGTCGACGACGGCGGCTCGGCCCATCTCATCCGCGGCGGCGATTTCAACGGCGGGATCAACGCGATCCGCGCGGCGGGCGTCGCCGGCCTTGGCATCGAGGGCATCTATGCGGAGAGCCAGTGGAGCGAGATCATCTCGCTGAGCAACGACACGCTCGCCGGCCGCGGGGTCGGAGGGTCGCAAGTCGTCATCACGGGCGGAGAATTCTCGCCCAGCGCGGGCAATGCGACGATCAAGGGCTCCGGCGCGCCGGGAACGGTGACGATCATCGGCGGCTCCTTTTCCGGGTCGGCAACGCCGCTCCAGGGATCGGGCGCCTTCTATGGAATCGCGGCGATCAGCCCGGGCCTCGCCGGCTATCCGTCGGTGCCGTTCTGCGACGGCAGCGCGGTCGGAGTCCATTTCGAGCCGGTTCACATCAGGGCCGGGCCGGACGGCAAGGTCGGGGTACTCAATCTCAACGGAGTCTCGGGCGGAATCACCCTCACTCCGGCGGCGAGCGCCGGCCTCATCGAGACATTCAACAGCGGCGGCGCAAGGCAGGGCTACGGCTTCTTCCTCAACGGCACCAGGCTGCAGTTCGGCGCCGAAGGGGTTGCGACGAGCTTCCAGTTCCTCGCTCCGCTGTCGTGCACCGGGTCGATCACCTCCACCGGAGGCGGGGTGGGCTATGCCGCCGGCGCCGGAGGCACGGTGGCGCAGGCGACGAGCAAGTCGAGCGGCGTCACTCTGAACAAGCTGTCCGGCCAAATCACGATGACGGCCGATACGATCGCGCCAGGTGCGACCGTGTCGTTCAAGCTGACGAACAGCCAGGTCGCTGCCGGCGACGTGCTGATCCTCAACCATGTCTCGGGCGGGACGACGGGCGCCTA